TTGGCACTTTTGCTCCACATGCCAATGCCCTTGTAAGGGCAGACAGCGTTAGAGTATACAGTGTTAGTACGAGGGACATAACCTTTTGTAGCAGCAAATGCTACATAATCTGGTTCATATCGACCAAGTACGGAGGATTCTCTAGACACTTTAGGTAGAGTTCCAAGATAACGTTCTATCTCAGCGTAATAATAGTCGGACAGGGTCGTTAATCCTGCGTCGACGAGCTCGCGACAGTGACGTTCTAGTTGAAGTAGTGCGTTGTCCGGACTCCAAGTCTGGGCACCACATTTCCCTAGAGGAATATACCCATTACGGTAATTATCGACCGTACCTAAGCCTGCACTCGCTAACCTAAGGCGAACAGGCGCGACAGACTTGCCAAAATAATAATCTGCTCCGCACGATTCTCTAAAATGGCCGGTGTAAAAGCTCTTCGTTTCGTTTACCTTAAAGCCAAAAGCTTGTAAGGAAGCAAAAACGGAAGGAACTGTACACTTTGGCACAATTAGGTCATCGCCGTAAACATATACTAGGTCAGCGCATTCTCTAAGAGAAAGCACACCCCTGTAGTATGTATATACGCCGATAACGGCGCGGAGATACACCATCAAGGCAAGAGTTGGAAAACAAAGTCCGCTACCCATATTGGCAAACTTAGCCAAGCGGTGTTTATCACCGCTCGGAAGTAGCACATGAGTTGACCTCGTATGGCGTGCAAAGAATCGTAAACCAGGAGAATTCCTGTATACGTGCTGCACGTTCCTATTTGCAAGGCGATCACTCGCCTCAGCAAGGTCAATAGAAGCGTTCTTTCTGTCAATTGATGCTTTCCTGCACAATTCCTGGTTTATCTCCTGAGACTTAAAATTGATCCTATAACGGGATTCAATCTCAAGTTGAGACGATACGTAATCCTGAAATGCCATCTGCGCAGCAATGAGCAGATGGTGTTCCTTCGAGATAACTCGAGGACCTCTAGCGTCTTTAGGGACGAAGAGTAATTCAGAACAACGTTCGACTTCAGGTGTTACAACAGCTTCGCGAGAAGTTTCGTAAGCTTTGAAGTAACCAGAGAATGCTCCCAAATGCTTTGGACATAGTCCGATTATATCGGAAGGCAGTTTCTTAAACACAGAATAGTTAGGGACATC